TTGGAATACACTAGGAAGAATCACGGACAACGCTGAAGCTGCTACTCGTATTGCGGTATATGAGCATGGAATGGCGAAGACCGGGGATCATGTCGCCTCCACAGAAGCCGCTATTGACGTACTGAACTATGGTAAAAGAGGAAATAATTCGCTGTCACGTTTGTTTTTATCGACGATCCCATTTGCAAGCGGACGACTGCAAGGGTTGGACGTATTCTGGCGGGCTACCAGCCCACTGCTTGGCCGCGCTGGCCGAGTACTCCCGCTTGCTACAGGAGAAACGGGAATCAGAAGACCGGGAATGCAGCGTTACGGAGTAACGGAATCAGAGTACGATGCAAAGCCAGTCTTTGAAAAGCAGAAACAAGCATACTTGTTTGGCTTGATGACGATTGCTGGCTTGAGCGGCATGATTGAACTGTTCCTGCGTTTCAATGATGAGGATGACGAGTACGCCAATACTGATCCTAGGCTGCGCCGGGAAAATTATTTAATCCCGTGGTCGAAGCACGTCTGGCTGCGCATCCCGGTTCCGTTTGAAGTTGGATTGATCACCAAGACAATCCCACAAACAATTGCCGAAAGTATTTTTCTTGAGCAGTACGACGCCGTCGATGCAATGAGAGATATTGCGGGGTCCACCCAAAGAGCACTGAATCTGGGTGCCCCACAGATCATGTCGCCGTTTGTTGATCTTTGGTTCAACACGGATTCTTTTTACGGCGGGGATATTATTCCAGACCTGCAAAAGCAGTTGTCCCCTAGATACCAGTACACTTCTTCGACCAGTGACCTAGCAAGAATAGTGGCCGCTGCCGCAGAAAAAACTGGTCTTGGTGCGGCAATGTCTGCAATCACCCCCGGTGACTATAGCTGGTCGTCCCCACTGGTGGTTGAATACATCCTCACAAAGTACCTAGGCACCACTGGTTTGTACGGCATCACTATGGCGGACGCCCTTATCCGAAGCGATGTAATGCCGTTTGTGCCTTTCGTTGACCCGCGCTCTCCAGTTGGGAGCCGGGCAGATTTCAACGCACCAGAGTCTCTGTTAGGTGGAGATGGGATTACAAAACTACCAGTTCTATCTAGCCTGCTGACAGATCCCCGCTCTCGTCAGGGAGTCCTAAACGAATTCTATGATCTCCAGAGTAGCCTTGAGTCTGCCGTCCGAGATTACGGCAACGCTCTTCAGGAGGCGTCGAATGACGATAAGACAGTCGCCAATGCCATTAATTCTATCGACGAAAACAGAGAATTAATGATGTGGCGTGGTAGGATTAACGCTTTGTACGCAGAGATTACGAGGATCAACGATTCCATGCAGGACATTATTACCAGCGACTACTTCACCGAAGAAGAGAAGCGAGAGGCGTACAACGAGTTCAGGGACAGACGCGCAAGGGTAGCCGCCCAAGCCACTTCTATTATTGGAAACATTAAAACCCAGCAATCACTATGGGATCGCCTACAGAACAAATAAAGACTTGGTTCATCCGAAGAGAAATTAAAGAGGGTGACTCCGTGTGGGGTCGTATGTACGATGACACTGGCATGACCATGTGGTGCATTGAGAATGCGGAAAAAATTTTTCCCGCTGGAGATTACGAATGCGTGCGAGACTGGTACCACAGGGGGGACTACGAAACCTTTGAGATCATTGTGCCCGGTCGGGACAGGATTCTGGTCCATGGTGCCAACTACGCAGATCAGCTTGAAGGGTGTGTTGCTCCCGGTAAGTCTCGCGGTCGCACCGAAACCGGAAAGCTTGCTGTATGGAATTCCAAGAAAGCCCACAAGGATTACATGGAATCACTCAAGGGCGTGGACAAGCACAGGCTTATTGTGATGGACTCCATTCCCAAGGAAGGTGAAGCAAATGAGTAGGATCATGGAGATTTTCAAGGACAACAATGACTGGAACGAGAAGACCATCATTGGCGGCGCAAGCTTTGCCATCATGGTCCTCACCGCAGTTGTGGACGTTGCAACGGGCGTCTTTGGTGTAGAGCTTGAGGTTCAGGAGTTTATCTACAACAGCTTCCTGATTATCACGCTCGGCTCCTTTTCTATCAGCGGTATTGAGAAGTGGGCACCGTGCAAGAAGTCTGAATAAAAGACATTAAACCTTGGGTGAGAGCAATGGCGAACATCCTTACGGATGCAGACAAGGTCACATCGGGAGCAAGAAGGGAGCATTACGGAAAGCCGGAGGACAACCACGACTGCACTGCCCAGATGATGATTGCGTATCTGGAACGTGCCTACGGTGTGACTGTTCCACTGACTGCGGTGGATGTGTGCTACTTCAACATCCTTCAGAAGATCAGCAGGCTTGCAAATACGTACCATCGTGATGGGCTTGTAGACATTGCAGGGTATGCCCGCAATGTAGAAATGATCGTAAGCAAGCCATCGTAAACCCAAATACCAAAATGGCACACAATTTACATTATTGCCCTAGGTGCTCCTCTGCGGTTGAGCGCATGGACAAGTATTGCTGGATGTGTAAGTGGCATCTGGAGGACCCGTTGGTGTTTTGCCCGCAGTGTGGCGGCGATGTAGATGATGACGAGTGCGAACTGTGTGGTTTTTTTGTCCCCCATCCCCCAAAGAAACGTGGAAAATAATACAGAGCACCTAGTCGTTTTTTTTGGAGACACTCACTGTGGCTCCACTGTCGGCCTGTGTCCAGAAAACGGATTAGAGCTTGACGACGGCGGCTGGTACATGCCAAACAAGTCTCAGGTCTGGCTATGGCACAATTGGCTGAGTGCTTGGGATCAGGTAAAGGGAAAGATCGGGCGCAATACCAAGTTGCATCTGGTCGTGAACGGTGATGCTATTGATGGTGACCACCATCGCACATCGCAGATTGCAAGTAGGCTGACAGGAATCCACATAGCGTGTTTTCTGGAATCCATGTCCGTGCCACTGTCCCTTAGGCCAGACTCAATCCACATTATCCGTGGCACAGCGGCACACGTAGGAGAGGCTGGGAATACCGAAGAAGGTATTGCTAGGGCACTACTGTCTCAGGGATGGCCGGTGATTGGCGATCCAGACACTGGCCAGCTTTCTTCTTACTGGCGCAAATTATCAGTGGGAGATGTCAGGTTTGACATAAAGCACCATGGCCGCATGGGGCGGAGGGCTCACACAAAGGGCCCACAGATGCGGTGGTACGCTCAGGACATCTGCTTCAACTACTTAATGGACGAGCAGGACCCACCTGACGTTGCCATCAGAAGCCACTACCACCAGTACGCTGACAGCGGGAAGATCCACAAGATCAGGACAAGGGCGATTGCCCTACCCGCTTGGCAGTTGGCGACCGAGTATGTCCATAGGGTTGCCGAAAGCATGGCAGACATTGGCCTTGTTTGTATTTCTATCAAAGACAAGAAATATTCTGTAGACCCAATCCTGTTCCTGCCCGAGAGACCCCAAGAGGTTGTATTGGAATGAGCATCACGGAAGCTGAGATCATAGAGCAAATCAGAAGCTCTATGGTTGACATGAACTACGAGCTTTGCACAGAAGCGGCCATGACATCGACCGAGATCAGCGAAGCCCTTGGTCTCAGTGATAAGGCAATCCGAAAGCACCTCAAGACACTGATACAGTCCGGCAAGATGAAAGTCGTGAAGACCGTCAGGGTGAACATGGTCGGGGTCCCATCGACGGTTCCAGCTTACAAGCTGCAGGAATAATAATAACAATGAAAAATATTTTTTGGGCCACTGCGCTCGCAGCCGTGCTGATATACTCGGTTGTGAATTATTTTTTCGTATCTAGTATTGTTCGCGAATCCGAGATTGCAGTTGGCAAGGCGCAAGAAGAAGTGCGTATTGCAAGAGACTCGCTGGAAATGTTCTTTGATATGTACAATGAGATTATCAAAGACATAGACGAGCGCACGGACAGCTTGGAGGCTGTGATAGATTCGGCTGGTGCCACTGCGGCCATCGCTCAGGAGGCCTTCTCCGGCGACGTCGAAAGGCTGACGGATAGCCTTACTGTGGCGGGTGATACGCAGACTGCGATGATTGTTTCGCGTCTAGCGGAAAAGCATGACTCTGTTGTTCATGCTATGGAGCGTCAGATTGTTGCTCTCACTGACGAGAGAGCGTTGCTCAGGCAGAGGATCGAGATGTCAGACTCGCTCTTGTCGCTCCAGATGGATTTAAACTCTGCCCTGCAACAAAACATTGTGGCCTTGGAAAAAAATAGAGACGCTTGGAGAGCGAAGGCCAACCCCTCACTCCCCAAGCGCCTCCTTGGCCAAGCACCGGCCATACTAACTGGCGCAGTACTGGTAGCCGCACTGCGCTAGACGCGCCTCCACACCATCACGGGGCGGGCATGACACTCTGGACGCCTGCTCTTGATGTACCTTCCCGTCGGTGATGCCAACGCCTGTCTGCCAGCCCTAGCCATAGCGGCACCCATGGCTCGTGGCTCGTTGGGGATTGTTTCCACGTTTTCCCACAGGTAATCAGTAGTAAATGTTTGGTTAATAGGTATTGATGCAATAATACTTATTACAGAATCAACCCATTTATCGTAGGCCGCATCCAGATTTTCTATTGCCCTATCTCGCGCGGCCTCACCCTCAAACATAGACATCTGAAGCGGGTCACTAACCGCTTCTTCCAACCAGTCTGGTGCGTATTTCATAGTCAATCTCCTTTTTATAGAAGTTGGTGCCGGGGGCGGGGTTCGAACCCGCAAGCCAATAAGGCGGGGGATTTTAAGTCCCCTGTGTTTACCGATTTCACCACCCCGGCTCCATCACCCTAGAGCCACCAACTATGCCCACTCCTGCGGGGCACGATCACCTTCTCACTTTGAGCGGAAAGGTCTTCGCTGGTGTCCGAGCGGTCCATCTTCTCCTGAATAGCGGACCTGATCCACTGACTTCTCGTGACCCCGGCCTTGTCAGCTTCTACTGTGATGGCATCCTTAAGACTCTGCGGAAGCCTCAGAAGAAACTGTACTCTCGCTACCATGGCATGTCGTCGTCTTCGTCAAACGAAGCCTGCTTGGGGGCGGGCTTGGGTGCGCTTCCTGCGTAGTTTGCAATCTGCATGAACACACGAATGTTGTCCTTCTTGCCGGGCACGTTTTCGTTTACCCACGCAGACACCCTGATCTTCGGCTCTTCGCCCTGCTTCACAAGCGTCACGCAAGCCTTCAGAAACTCACGGCTGAGGACAAAAGATCCAGTCTTGTCCGGCTTATTGGCCGCATCCTTGTAGTCGTTGGTGAAGAGGCCAAACTGCTCGCGGGGGCCATAGTCCTTGGTGCTCATTTGTAATCCTTGGGTTGTGGTTTAGAACAATTCTTTAGCGCCAGACAGGGCGTCTAGCTCTTGCTTCACATTCAGTAGCAGGTCGATCTCTCCACGAGAGATTGCAACCTTGATGCGCTTCTTGAAGTCATCGTCGAAGTCCCACCCAGACTGATCCAACTGCTTCACAGAAGCCTTGATGGACTTGATCAACTCTTCCCCGTACACGAAGTCAGAGTTCTCGCGAGTGGCCTCCTGCTTCTTGGGGCTACTCGCCTCAGGCTTCTTGGGAGCAGGGCTCTTTGGAGCTGCCTCTTGGGAAATATTTTTTCCCTGATCATCGCCGGGCGGAAGATCCTCACCAGCGTAGATGTAGTGCCCAAGTCCGAACAGGGCGAAGCACTTCACCATGCACCGCATCTTGGCATCACTGATCGCACGAGCGTCAGGGTTGGCAATCGCCTTGTGCCTGAAGTCCATGACGGGGAGCCACATGTGCTGATTGACCCTGCCAATAGACACAGTGCAGGCCACGCTCGCCGTGCCGCCGGGGTACACGATGTGGTCTAGATGCGTACCATCCCCGTGCCAAGTCACCGACATGTTCGGGTAATGGTCCATCATGATCCCCCAAGCCCACGCCCACGACAGATATGAAAGACCATTACGATCTTCCGTATGCTCATCGACATTAAGCTTGGATAGTGTTTGCCAGATTTCACCGGCAGTTACTTCTTTCTCGCTCATGTGGTTTCATCCTGTAGGTCCATGACTTCACGAATGGCTCTCCACTCACCTGAATCCGTAACGTCCCGAATGGCTCTCCACTCACCGCACCAGTGCGTCTCGTTGACGGCGGGCCAGCCGGTGCAGTACTCATTCCATACTGGCGTGTTTCGCCTGCACTGCCCTGCCCCGAAGGCATCAGGGCTCGGTTTCCCATCATCTCCAATAGTAGGCCTAAAGAACCTACACTCTTTACATGTGGTCATATCTCCCCCTTGTTGTGTTGTGAACAAAAATCAGAAACTGAACAGTAGGATTCACACCTCACATACCTGTTGCCCCTAGCCCATCGCTCTTCATCGGTACAGGGAACAACATCCTGACTGGTGTGCAACTCAACCCTACTTCTTACAAAATCCTCAGTTACATTTGGCAACCATACAGGGATGTCGATTGGCACAATAGGAGAGTCTGGGTAATTCTTTGTTCCCACCTTGCTCTTCATGTGATCCCTGCATATAGCAACAATGGTCAAAGATCTTACTGGCATGTCGTTTTGCCTTAACAGCCAAGCATAGATATTTAACTGTTGCTCCCACTCGACCTTCGGTGACTTCACGCTGTACGTGCCAGTCACCTTGTAGTCAGTGATGTGCCCGTCATGGTACAGGTCGATGGCACCAGAGATCTTATACCCAAGCATCTCAGCATACCATCTCTTCTCAACTAAAGAACCATCTGGTGCAGCTTTTTCCATGATTGCATGCACCCCTGTACCAAGAAGCATGTAGACATGATCTGCTACATCGGCAGAAATTTTGTCTGCATGTTCTTCTTCAAGCCTTGCCATCTGGGGAGGACGTATCAGTCCGGTTGCACTGAAGCTTGCATCGCCTCTGCTGTACTCATCGTTTTGTACAGCGCGTAGGAATTGTTCAGGCGCACCGTACTGATTCGTAAGCTTCACCCTACTCAACCCTCCAAATGCACAGGCTACCATCATTCGCCTTACGGCACACCCACCTCATGTTGCTGTCACTCTTCTTGTGCCTGCGATTCAGGTTGGAAACATACGTACGCATCTGTGCATGCTTCTTCGTGTCTTGGGTGGTGATGAAGAAACAGTCACCGACTTCCATATCAGCGAAAGGGTACTTGGACTTCGCAGGAATAGGAATGTTCTTGTGGATTTCGTAAGTCATTTACTTAACTCTCCAGATTGTGAAACGATCATGTGAAACTCTTACGGAAAACTTTTTTCCCATCTTCTGCCCCTGCCTGTATACCCATGCAGTTAGTGACGAGTATTCAGCTTCGGGGTTTTCGCTTGCGACTTCGACCGCATCGTTCAGGGCCAAGTCGCCCACCGGCACAGAGTCCCATCTGCGCGGCCTTCCGCCTGACGGCGGGGGGGTGCCCGCATTTCTGATTATGCGGACTGGCGGATTGCCATCCATCCATCCTCCTTTCGGGTTGTGGGTTGACCATCGCACTGCTAACTTCGTCTCACGCTTTTCGCTGGGGGAACGAATGATAAGACAGAAGAAATCCGAACGCAAGGCCATTGACGAAACGCCGAGCGTGATTACAATTCTGGGCGAGCCGTGCTCCAAGGCGAACTCGCGCAAGGTCGTGATGATTCGGGGTCATATACGTGTTATTAAAAGTGCAAAAGCTCTTTCTTATGTAAAGGTTGTACATGAAAATACACCTGTAAGAACTAGTCTTTTTGATGATGATGTTTTTATTGCTATGAAAATCTTCTATAAAACTAGAAGGCCAGATCTTGATGAAAGTCTGATACTAGATGTTTTACAAGACAGGATGTACAAAAACGATAGGCAAGTAAAAGGAAAGTATATTCTTTGGGGATTGGATAACGAAAATCCCAGAACGGTAGTGTCTTGTGGCCCAATCGGAGAGAAGGAACTGGTGATCAGGGCACTCGAAGAGCAACTCAAAAAGGAGAGTGGTGATGGAGACGGAGACAAGTGTTGATGTAAGGAGGTTGTGCGCGAACCTGCGCATAGGGCAACACAAAATGCGGTGCCCAGATTGCCAAGCGGACAGATCTAAAAACAAGAATGACAGGCCACTATCAGTCTCGGTGGATTCGCTTGGAGTCAAGTACAGGTGTCATCATTGTGGCATCAACGGCGGGTGGATTTTCAACGCACCAGAAAGGAGAGGAAGCATGAACGAGTCGTTCCAACCCATTCACGTAAATGGCAAAGAGCCCAACGAAGAGTCGTTGCAGTACATGGTGTCTCGTGGTATCTCAGAGGATGTAGCAAGGTCGTACTCCATCCTCGATACCTATTCATTCTCCGGCAGGAGGATGCCAGCAGTAGGGTTTCCGTACAGGAAGAATGGTGATGTCGTTGCCATCAAGTGGAGGGCGGCAGGAGACAAGATCTTCAGCCAGCAAAACAAGTGTGCAGAGTTTTTTAACATCGAAAACTACGCCAAGGGAAACGACCTCTTGATTTGTGAGGGTGAGATGGATGCCCTCTCTTGGCTGACAGCGGGTGTTCCCGACAACGTAACGGTGGTATCCATCCCGAACGGGGCACCACCAAAGGTGAAGGATGGGAAGATTGATCCCGCTGATGACAACAAGTTTCGCTATGTGTGGTTAGCACGAGACCAACTTGATTCTGCACCTAGGATTATTTTTAACGTAGACAGTGATGATGCAGGCAACGCTCTTAAGGAAGAGTTGCTTCGCAGAATTGGTAGATCGAAAGCATGGTCCGTCAATCTGAACGGACACAAGGATGCGGCAGAGGCCCTTCAGGGATCTGGCCCAGAGTTTCTCAGGTCTAGGCTTGCCAGCGCTACGCCACTCCCTGCCGTTGGACTGCACACCGCCGATGTATTCGATCAGCAGTTTGTGGATCTATACGACAACGGCCAAGCCAAGGGAGCGAGCACAGGAATCGCAAGCTTGGACAAGCTGATCCAGATACCGACTGGCATGCTCACCGTGGTCACTGGGTTTCCAAGCTCAGGAAAATCTGATCTCGTAGACCAGATGTGTCTGAACTTCGCGAAGCGGTACGACTGGAAGACTGTGTACTGTTCCTTCGAGAAGCCGCCCGAACTGCACATGGCACAGCTTGCACAGAAGATCGTGGGCAAGCCGTTCTTCGATGGTCCCACTCCGAAGATGACGCCAGAAGAAAGGGACTACGCTTCACAGTTTATCAACGATCACTTCTTGTTCATGGACTACCGGAAGGACGGCCCCTCTGAGATCGAAGCCATCTTGGACATTGCGAGTACAGCAGTCATGCGCATGGGCTGTCGGGTACTTGTGATTGATCCCTACAACTACCTGACGATCTCACAAAACCTGAGGGAGACTGACGCTATCTCCCAGATTCTGACCAAGGTTCAGCTATGGGCAAAAGAACATGACGCGCATGTCTTCTTCGTTGCCCATCCGACCAAGGTGTCACCCGACCGTAGGTCTGATCGCAAGACGGTAGTGACTGGTCACGACATTGCAGGTTCGGCGGCGTGGTTTGCAAAGGCCGACATCGGATTGTCGGCATGGAGGCATCCTCAGGACGAGGAGCCGCCGGAGGCCCACATCTGGAAGGTGCGGTGGTCGTGGCTTGGACGGAACGGATCGTGCAAGTTGAACTTCGACAAGCCTACTGGACGGTGGAGTGACTACACCGTAGAGGACGACGACTTTGACTGGGACTTTGACTAATCGTCTACGGGCTGTTATTATTTAGACGAATGGGTTTGCAGCGCAGGCCGTGCGGGTTTCCCTCCTTTCCCCGCACCGCCGCCCCCTCTAGGGTTCCTCTCCACCCTAGGGGGGGTTTCTATTTCCACACCCAGTAGATGAGCGCTCCCCAGAAACTGGCAAGCAACACCACCACAGCAACCCAGAAACCAAATACTTGCGATCTGCTCAATAAATTATTTGAGCATGCGACATGGGGCATCGGGCCATTGGTTTGAGTCGGGCTATCCCAACAGTCCATCACCGACTGGCAGTTCCTGCAAACCCAAAGCTCCATCGCCCCTGAGTTGCTCAGGAGTATTGGGTCGTGGCCCATCTTCTTGGCCCGGCGAACCATTCGGTTTCGGTTACGGGCCGCTTCCGTAGTCCTCATTTTTCTTCTCTCCCGAGACTTACCATAAGCCTCTTGATCCTCAAGGGTATGACAATGGCGTCGTTGCATACGGTACAGCACACACCCTCAGCCGCAGGCAATGCGTTGTTCTGGTGAATCGCAGAGAGTGTCACCCCGCACAGGGCGCATAAATCTTTATCGGCAAAAATATTTTGCTTTTCCATGTCAATGCACCGTATCCGAGCCTTGAACCGTGGAATGTATTATGTCCATCTCAACCAGCATATCTATGGTGGCATAAAATAATTCGCTGGCTGCAAGATCTGACGTGGAGGCTGCCACTAATTCAAAAAAATCTTTCCAGCCATTGGTTGATTCCTGCCCCTCATCCTCATCGTGCTCACGGTCTCTGGCCTCTTCATACTGGTTAATGAGATGAAGCATCATACATCCAACAAGTGTCGCCTTGAGGCCGTTGGATAGTATGGCCAGCATCCGCTCTTCTTCTGATGCGTCTTCGGCAATTTCTTCACAAGAGAAGCCATTGAATTTATCGGGAAACACCTTGCTTCTCCTCCTTCAGGAAGGGAATAGATTGCATGGCACGGTACGATGCTCGGATAAGATCTCTCTCAACCGGGGACAGTTCCTTCCACGCGGCCTCGTTCATAAGAATGGAAGCGAGTGCGTTGTTTGTAATTACAACCGCCGACATAGCGACTGATGCGTGTTCGTCTATGTAATTGACGGCTTCGATTGCGTCGTGAATGGCTCCCTCAAACTTAGACCAGTTAACCTCAGCCATGCCCTGATCCATCACTATATCGCAGTGGCAGTTGAGGTTGTCCAAGCGGTGGCCGATCTCGATAATGGACATGTCATTCATTTTAGTCTGCCTCCATGATGTTAACGATGCCTTCAATGAAATCAATTGTGGATTCCCATCTGTCGCGAACATCTTCGATCTCGTGTTGCGGCTGGTTTTCGTAGATCGGTCGAATCGCCCTGAGTCTTTTTGTTTTCTCCCTGACCTCTCTCTTCAGGATTTTGATAAGGAATTCTTTCTGCTCGCTGGTCATATTCATAGGAAAAAATTTTTGCTGTTTAGATGTAGACGATCTGGCCGAACGGCCTATTCTTGAAATACGGAGACTGGTGAGTCGTTAGCCACATGACCGGGTAGTTGGGTGCCGTCACGTTTACGTGGCCAAACCCGTCCGTCATGTAGATCAAAGCTCTCACATCATCTCTGCTTTTATTTATGTAGTTAAAGATCGGATCGAACGACGTACCCCCGCCACCGAAGACATCCATCTTGAAAGCCTTCGGGCCACCGCCAGCGGTCAGGTCGTACTCAAACCACGGCTTCCCTGTCTTCTGGTTGATGTGAATGAAGTCATCGACGAATGCGATCTTGACCTTCTGGATCTCAAGCTCCATGGCCGCATTGATGATCGTCGATTGAAACCTCTCAAACTCATCAATACCTACGGAGCCAGAAGAGTCGATACAGCAGACAAGATCACCGGATACTCTCGTTCTGCCGGGAAAATAATTTCCATCCCGAGAGAATCTTTTGTTCGGCTTCTTCCAGCTACGCTTACGCATGAAAGACTTCTGAAGGAATGGCCTGATGAGTCTAGAAGAGCATGTCTTCGACAGTTCTTTCGCGGCGATGGACACCATGCTATCGCCCTTGCCCACACCCATGGCCTTCTCTACTAGCTCTGCATCTGCAAGCTCTTCCTGAAGCTCTTCCATTGCACGCTTGACATCCTCCTTGGTGCCGCTCTGCTTGACGGGTGCGTCGAGGACTTCGCCGCAGGACTTGCCAAGAACCCGCTCGCTGACCTTGTCACCGCCCTCATCGCCCGGCTCGCCCTCTTCATCGGGTTGATCAGGTTGATCTGGGGCCGAGGCCATAAGTTCTTTTGCGATTCTCTCAACCGCCCAGCCGTTGGTAGAATATTTCTCGTGGAA